TCACTTTCAGGTCTAAATCCTACTACTTCACCCTTATTATTAACCCAAAATTCATCTTTAGATGACTCAAACCAACAATCATCATGATATTGAGCCCACCACCCATTTTCTAGTAAGTATTTTCTTTTATTTATTTCCATAATACTTGAATACAAATTAAAATTAATGATAAGCATAAACTAACAATTGTTTTAGGATTTAAAGTTTCACCGAAAAAATAATTAACACCAACAGCATAAATTATCATCCCAACCCCAAATCCTACAAATCTAGCAGGCCATAATAAACCTTCAAACCCACTAACCGTGTATTTAGTTCCCCAAATATAAAAGAATGATAGAATTATACCTGCTGCTGCTACTAGTATTTCATTCTTTCTAAACCAATCTGTTTTGAAAAATTGACCGTTTAATTGGAAAAATGTAAGTATGTGGGCTATACTAAAACAAAATAACCCTAATAACATATCTCTTAACGCCATAATTTAAATTTTATCAAATTGAATTCTATGTATTAATTCTTCTAAATGTTGCATTGCTTCCCCATTATTACGATCTTCAATTAGTTGAAGAATTAAACTTAATTTCCTATATAGATTTTCCTTTTCTAGTTTATCCATTTTATTTATTTTAGTGCTACATTAAAGTAATCAGTTAAAAAGTCACTTGGGTAAGTATAAATCTCACCAGTATAATAACTTTCTTCCAATTGTCTAGTACCATGTTTAATGCCTGCTTTAGCAGCGGCATAAGCTACTTTTGTACCTAATTCGCCACCAGCAGCTCTACCTAAATGGTCAAATAGTGAAATATATTCACCTGTGTATTGTTTTGTATTTTTCATTTCAAATATATTATGAGTTATAAATTTCTTTTTCCATTTCATCTAAATCAATATCATAGATATCATCTTCTTCTACCTCCATTTGATTTAAACGATCTGTTTCTAAATCATCTCTCCAAGCGATTTCAGGTAGTAGGCCTGCATTTTCAATTAAAGACCAAATACGTTCTTTCCATAAGTCCATTTTTACACCTTCAATAACACAATCCCAACCAAATTGCCTAGTTAATTCACCTAAAATATCAGTAAACTCACTTGATAATTCATTTAATTCACCATCAACCGGGAAATTAGAACCAAATTTATCAGAACCATTAGTTCCAGTTTCATACATTTCTTTAACTACTAACCACTTAGGGGTTAAAAAACTTTTTTCAATTTTTGCCATAACTTTTATTTTTAATTAATTAATCTTCTATATCTACTGTGATAAACTCTTTAGTAGTATCTATTTTATCTAAATGATATTTAACATTATCCATAATCTCCCTCATATCATTTACCATACTCTCTAAATCTGAATTTCTCACACAATTTTTGATTTCATAAATGTAATCACTCACTGTGCTTAATTCATAGGTAACATCTTTTAATTCTGGGACACAATCCCAACCATCATGTATTGTTTTAATTTTCATACCTTATGATTTTTTAATACACATTAAACATATCCCACCAAGCATAAAGGACATAACACAAAATGCCATTTCATTATCAATACCCTCAAAAGGGATATAATTCTGAACGGCACCATGCATTGTTCCTATACTAAGCGTAAAGGCACTTACTGCTCCTACTAAATACTTAAAATCAATTTTCTTTAACATAACTTTTATTTTTATTAATAATTGGGTTTGCACCCGTTTTACCCTGTAAATATACGAAGGCTTCCTTGCTTCTCCAAATTTTTATGCGCGAGAATAAGGACCATTATATTGATACATAATTCCTAATGTAGGGTGAGTGATGTTATTACCATGTTCTAATTGGTCTGATAGTACCTTAGACATTGCTAATGCTTTTAATGCAGTAACAAATACAGTACCATTAATAACTTTTGAATTTGACGGATTTAAATTTACTTTTTTCATATAACCTTTATTTTTATTTGTGTTCTATTGGCTTCATGCCTCATTTACCCCGTAAATATACGAAGGCTTCCTTGCTTCTCCAAATTTTTACGCGAATATCTTCCAATTACTTTCTTCTTGAGTTGCTGCTATTTCATAAGGATGGTTATCATAATCATAACCCATATTATAATATCTTTTCATCCATGATGGAGACTGTAAATAGTGTTGGTATTCGTGTATTAGGGATTTTATAATAGTCTCTTTATTAACCATTTTAGGCCAATAAATTATAATAGTATTATCAACTTTATCATATTCAGCATCAGGATTACATTCTGTTTCTGATAGTATATCTTGGTCATACTCATCACCTGTTATTCTTATATAAATGTTGTGGTGAATTTCAATATAGGGAGTACAATTGTGATATTTTGAATGTCCATAATATTTTTCTATCTTTGGGTAAGATTTATTTATTATAGACTGAATGCTCTCTTTATTCATGGGGTGAATATACGAATAGTTTTTGGCTTATCCAAATTTTTAACATAAAAAAGAGGCACCGTTAGGTGCCTCAATCTTAGGATCAGAGGGGAAATAATACTAGAGATCCATTTTATCTGCTATATAATTATCAAAATCTTCTTTGAAATCATCTTCACTAAAATTAACATAATCATCAACACCATTTAATCTAATAGAGTTAACTAAAGATTTTACATATACGGTCCACTGATCGTCTATTACTTTATTTTCAGTAATAAATTCATTCCATTTTGTTTTATAATTTTCTTCCATTTCTTCTTTTTCTTTTTCGTTTAATTGCTCTTCTACTCTGAATACTCCTGCACCATCTGCTGGCAGTTTAAAATCAAATTGATCTGCAATTGAACGAATACCATTATTTTTAAGTGTCATCCATTCATTACCAAACCATACATAACCATAATCACCACCATACTCATCTACTTTCTCACCGATTTGTAATCCTGCTTCTATTACATCTTCATCAAGAACCATTTTGTTAGCAGGTTCATCATATTTTGAATCAATAGTACCATCTTCATCTACAGATGAGATATATCCTGTATTTGCTATTTTTTTAGCTTGTTCATCAGTATTGTAATGGTCTAGTAATGCTTTACCTAAACCTTCTGGATAACCATCGTAGTGGTTATATGTGCATGTGAAGTTTCTGTCTTCGTCTAAATAACCTATAAGTGCTCGTGTTGCCATGTTGTTTAATTTATATTCATTGATAAATATTACAAATTATATTCTAATTGCCATTTTTTAATAAAGCTCTTACCTACACCCAATTCTAGTATGATAGATGTATCAGGTACACCTGGGAGTTTCTTAGCTGTTATAATATAATCAACATTTTCATTATTCCAAACTTTCATTTTAGTTTTGGCATTTGAGCGATTTGATGATTTAAATACCATAACTACAGGCATATTGTTGTATGATTTGCCCTTTTGTATTTTTGGTTTGTGTTTTAATTTCTTTTCTTCCGGTCCCGGGTAATTCTCTACTTTCCAAGCTCCATTTTTAGACTTAGCATCGTCAAAATGCCATAATTGTCTACCACCTAATTCTGGTTTAGATGGTACATCAATAAATTCTAGAACATATTTTGTTCTACGTTCTGTTTGTTCTGATGGTCTACCCCTGCTCATTTCTCATTTGTTTTACGTGTTTACAATTTCCTCTAGTTCTCCAAGTACCTGGACAATCACAATGATATTTACCTGAATCTGGGTAGTATTTCGTAGTATACTCAGCATCACTACTACTACTTTTATTAATTTTAATTATAGTTTCAGATTTAGTTACTTTGACTTTTGGTCTAATCCACTGAATATCATTTAGAGTAGTATTTGGATCAACTTCTTTCCATGTTGGTACAATATATTTTTTACCATTCGACACTACTAATCCTGGAGGGATTATTTCATGTTTATGCTCATATTTAAACATTTGTACATTAACAAAAGGACCAAATCCTTTAGGATTAAAACCAAATGCTTCCCCATCTGGTTTAAATATAATTCTAGATCTTAGGTTACCGTACTTATTTAAATTTGTGAATTTCCAAAGTGCCATATGTTTTACCTTTATTTATACCATAAATATACGAACAATTTATTGCTTCTCCAAATATTTATGTGGGAGTCTTTACTCCTCGTTTACTAACGACTTTAGACGCCACTGTATTAGCATATTTAATAGCGTTAGGAACAGATGGAGCCGTTACATATGATAAAGCAAATGCAGCTGTAAATGTGTCGCCCGCACCACTAACGTCAATTGTTTCTTGTGGATTATTAGATGGGAATATTTCTCCCATGTACATTGAACCCTTAGCACCTAAAGTTACAATAATATTTTTATCATCTAGCCCATAATTGTTTTCCCATTCTTCTTCATTTAATTTAACAAAATTAAAAGAATTTATAACTTTATCTGTAAGTTTACGTTTACTATCTAAGATAGATAATTTTGAATGTGTAGAAATTTTTATTAAATCTATATCTGTTAAATATCCCTTATCATAATCACTTACAATAACAACATCAGCTTCTTTAATAAAATGTTCATAGTCATTGCTCCATTTAAATGATTCAATTTTACTGTCACCCTCATCAACTCTTAAAAACATATGGTTTGTTTTATCTTCAACATACCTAGTTTTAGTTATTTGTTTTAAGTTTGAGAAATGGATGACCTGTGAATCTGGGGATAATGATTTAATATTAGCACAAGTATTACCTGACATTCCTGAATTTACTTCAGTATAGGTAGGAATTAAAACTGGTACAGGTGCTTCAGGAGATAATCTATTTATTTTACAATAGATAAATTTATCAACACACGACTCTCCTATTACTACTATCTTCATTTTTTTCATAACTTTCCTTTTCTAATTGATGATCTAAACTAATTAACACACACATTTTTTTTAACTGTGTTGGGTAGTACATTGCCATTTCCAATAAGATTTCATCATCAAAATGTTCGAAATGGTTAGTGTGTATTTTTGACATCTATCGGTTTACAGTATATAGTGGTTTTGATTTTTTTACAATTTTTAGACTTCCTTTATTAATCATCCAGTTTCTCCATAACATACTCTGGTCTACTGTTTGTTTCATTGAATTCTTTGACATAATCTTTCTACATTTTTAAATTTTACCTTGCCCTCTATAGGCCTTTTTATAATTAACACTATTTTTAGATTTTGATGTTTTTGTTTTAGCGTGGACACCTGGACGCTTTTTTCTTGCATTTACCCTGTGGGTAAATAATGTCATTTTAGCCATTTTATTCGAATTTTTCTTTTAAGTTATTAACTAATACTATTTCTTGTAACATTGATACATATGCAGTGGCTTCAGCATATTGTTTATCTAATAACTTATATAGTTGTTTTTCTGTTTTGCATTTATAGGCATAGGTTGAATACCATAAAGCATAATCCATAAGTGACTCTTCCCAATTTATATAATAAGCATGACCAAATTGAGTGCCTTTAGCTAAATTAAGTCTAACTCGTGCTTCTTTCATGCCAAATAAATTATTATTCTCCATAAATATTTTTGAGCCATAATGTCCTGTTTCTAAAATTGACTGTGCTAGTACAATATGGGGGAATTTAAAATTTAATTTTTGGATATTTTCTATTAATTTATCCTCATTAAATTCATCTGTTGTTTCTACTAAAAGTATGTCTTCAGTTTCAATTACATATTCGACTACTGGGGAATTAGCTAATCCTAAAAATAGGAAAGCACTAAAAAATATTATTGCTAATTTTAAAAATATTGATGTTGAACTAAAAGGTTCATACTTCAATTGGCTTTCATTGTATTTAAATAGTTTCATAACTTAAAATTTGTTTAAAAAATCTCCTTTAATTATTTTACTTCTTAATCTATCCTTTTTATCATCATCTTTTAACATTTTATTTGCTAAACGTTCTAGATGTTTTTCTTTTTGCTTATCATAGTCATTAACAATTTTATCATGTTTTGACCTTTTAATATTTCTTGTTTTTTTAGCCATTATATCCTTGAAATTATATCATATTCATCTTCATCATTTGGGTCTAATCCTAATTCTTTTAAACGTTGAAGATGATAATCATCAACTTCCCATTCTACCTTCCCTTGATTTACTGGTTTATGATCTTCAATACCTTCTACTTGTTTATCACTAAAAATATCACCTACTGTTAAAAAGTAATGATTGTAACATAACAATTCTATATTATCTAACTTATAATTTTTTTTATTGTTATCTTTAAAATGTAATAATAAAGGCATTTTATAATCTAATACCCTACGTTCTTCAAAACCACAATTAGCACATTTTTCTTCCAAATAACCTTCAGTAATAAGTCTATATTTGATCTTAGCTGGGGTGAATGAAGATGCATTTGCTCTACCTTCAATAATATCTAATAGTGCAGGTTCTTTACCTCCAATTCTTAAAAATTTAGGGATTCCTTTACCTGATTGGTTTTTATGTTGTTCAAATAAACTATCATGAGTTTCACTTCCATAAAACTTAGCCCATTTTTTATAATGTTGGTAAGAGCAATTCAAATATCTAGCAGCTGCCATATTTGATTTTGTCTTTGCCATTGCAGCTAGAATAAGTTCTTTAGTAAGTGGTCTTGCTTTAGGCATCTAAATTATTATATGAGTCTAATTTCGGTTTTTGGTTTTCAACTTTACTATACCTTTCCATTTGTTCAGGTGTCATAATTTGGATATCATTCCATGTATGGTCACCTTTACCATGTTGAGTACTTACTGCTTTATATGCGCCTACAGTAGAGCATTTTACGCATGATTTGTACCCATACTTGGTTAATCTTAATTCAGGCATAGGTTCTTTACATGCTATGCATGATATCATTTTTAATTTCATTAAAGTTATATTTAATTTACACTATAATTATAAACTATTTACGTGTAAATATACGAAAAGAATGTTAAATATCCAAATTATTTTATGGATTTATATTTTATGTAAGACCATAGATCTTTTGGCTCCTTAAGTATAAATAACTTTTCATGAGGGCCTTCTAAAGGTACTATACTACCATCAGGGTTAAATCTGTCATATATGTACCATTGGATCAATTCTGATGCTTCAGGACCGTATAACATCCTCATTTGATTTTCTATAACAAACCATAACCCATCTGTTACTTTACTTAAATCTATACCACTAGTTTGAAACACGGAATGTTCCATTTTTTCAGATTCTTCTAACCTATTAATTAATCCTATAAATACTAATTCTTCAGTTACATCAATATTATCTTTAATATTAACTTCTGTTCCTAGAACTATTTTAAATAGTTTTTTTAAACCTTCATTTCCTGCATTCATAGCTGTTCTATTCCAAATAATTTTTTAAATTTAACAATACTTAATTGTTTTATTTTAGCTGCTATTTCATAAGCTTCATCTAACGATTGGGCATTAACAATCCCAATAGCTTCTTTAGATTTACTTTTTAAACCATAATATTTGTATTTCATATTTTGTAGGATTTTATTAGTTTTTTCAACTCATTACACCTTTCATATTCTTCATTTTTAATAAGCATATGATTGACTCTTTTCAAAACTTCTTTAAATTGGGGTTTTTTCAATTCTATAATAACAGACATATTAAATACATTAAATAATTCTGCCTTCTCTTTATTATTTTTTAAAGCATCAACTATTGCTTTTAAACTTTCTTCTAGTATAAAATCAACAAATACTTCGTTATCCCCCAATTCAATTAGATCCTGTTCATTGTCCCAATCTAATTCTATATTTACAACCTCTCTTTTAACTACTTTATCCACTTTATCTTTTTCTTTCATCTTTAGCATATTTTATGGGTTCGATTATAAATATTTAAAAGTTGATTCCTCTAATATTAGATCCTTTAGGCCTGTGAGAATTATTTTCTAACAGTTGGGGGTGCATACCCCATTTATAAGCAAACATTTCAGCCGCTGGTCCCTCTGTTGCTCTAAATTTATCCCCTTCATTGCCATTTTTAGTTGCTGTGCTCCCAAAATGGTATAGGTGAGCATTATGGGTTCTAACAAATCCTAAACCCATCAAGTCTAGTTTTAGGAAGAAATCCCAATCACATATAAATGGAGATTGATACATTGTATCAAACCCTCCAGCTGCCATATAATATTTTTTATGCATAGCAAACGGAAAAATACCCCCATCAATTGTTAATTCATCTTTCTTAATTACACCTTCATATTTAATAAATTCTTTATATTCAAATTCACTTGGATTTTTTCCAAAGTCATTAACGGGGAAATTAAATATACCTGGGCCTGTTGGTTCAATTTGGTTTAGAGTTAATACTGTTTTTTCTTTTTCTGATATAGTTAATACAGCTAAATCATAACCTTTACAAAATACATTATCATCATTTACTATTAAAATAAGTTCATTAGTAGCATTCATAACCCCTAAATTAAGGGCCTGTTGCATTCCTTGATTTTCACCTAAATCTAATACTTTAATATTATCTTTGTATTTATCTAGTACTTCTTGACTTTCTTCAATAAAGCCATCTACAACAACAATTATTTCATTTTCATGAGTTTGTTGATCAATTGCTGAAAATAGACATATATCTAAATAAGCCGGGTTTCTGTAAGTTGGTATTATTATACTGATCATATTTTATTCCAAATTGATGTTTTTTTCCAATCATTTAATGGTGATAACCATTGTGTTTCACCATGAGTTGAATAACCCGGGATTGAAGTTATTAATAATTGATTTTTTTCTCTTAATTCTAAAAACATACCAAAGTCATTAGGGTGAGCAGTCTTAGTATGTTTGCGTATAATATCTTCATTAGCCCTTAAAGTATCTACTTTAGCAGCAAATGTCATTGTTGTACTATTTGTAATCTTCCAATGACAGCTATCAGTTAAATATACTCTAGTATCTTCAGCCCCACCCTCACAATAAGGATTTCCTCCTTTATTAGGTGATAAATATTTATCTGGATGGTCGTATAGTGATACAAATGATGCTCCTAACTCAAATCCTTCTTCTAATATTTTTTGTGAACCTGGTTTATGTAAATAATCATTTTCCAAAAAATAAATAATTTCATCATCATTGTCACCCATTATAGCTTCATCTAAAGCTATATTAAAGGTACGTGCACCATTGCCTTCATTAACATAGTAAATATAATTGCGTGGTATATATTGTTGAATCATATTATTAGTCTCTTCTGATATGTTGTCTGCAATTACAGACCACTCAACATCTTTAAATATTTTTATAGCATTTGCCAAACATTTTTCATTACTAATGTAATCTGGTTTTACTTTATTATAACCTGCATCTGATATTCTATAGATTATTTTCATTTACGTTTTATAATTGTAAAACCGTTATTATTTGTATATCTTTCAACTAATTCCCATTTATCCTGGTTTTCATCTAAAAATTCAGTAACAGCATCCCATAAACCTTTATCTTCTATTAAAGGCTTACCTCTCCAATTCTCTCCTCCTTCAGAAGACATTGCTTCTCCTTTATGAGCATAAGTTGTAGTATCATGAAAACAAATATATTTTTTAACTTTATCTGTGTGTTTTTTTAATTCAGCTTTTAATTGTTCATAACGATGCCATGTATCAATAAATAATAAATCTGTTTCTTCAATATCAATTTCTAACACATCAGCTTGTGTAAATTTAAAAGGAATGTTATATGCTTCAGCAGTATCATAAACATCATTAATATTTCCACCCCATTTATCAGGATTTAAAAGATCATAACAATATAAACCATTTTTAGGAACACCTGCTAACCAACCCCAAGTTGAAAGGATTCCTCTTACACCCATTTCTGTAATATGATCACATTCTTGAGCTAATCTAATTATTGCAGGGATATGCTCATTAATATCTGATGGTTGTTTATAAATCTCATTTACTTTTTTTTCTAAATCTACTATCATATAATTAAAATTTTTTGAGTGGGATGTTGGAAATGGCATATTCCTTCTATCATAATATTTTTGTGGCTACAATCGTGTATTTGTTGATTTTTTACTGTTTCCAATAATATACGATAATTTTTATCAGAAACCAAATGATATTTGGAAAGATTATTTCTAATTATACATTTTTTTAGAAAATCTTCACAAGTCCACCCTTCAATATGTTCCCAAACTCTACCACTATAATTTTCTAAATTTTGTATAAAATTGTAAGTATCATCAACATATTCTTTATCATAAAGATAATCTATTTTAGTCGTATCTATAAAATAAAAGTTTGTTTGTGGGTAAAAATCTTCTTTAGCTATTTTATCTAAATCAAAATTATATTTTTCCATCCCCCCAAAACCAATACCATTCATATAATAAAATTCACTATCATCAATTTCAATATCTAATATAGTGGGTTGGAATACTACATCATAAGAAGATTTACATATCCATTTTATATCTTTAGCGTGACAATAATCAATTATAGCATTTTCCTGGTCTGCTATTCCAAATGAGTGGCCTCTATTCATCCCCAAATCTAAAATTATACAATCGGGGAAATATTTTTTCCACAAAGCATTATTTTCTTTTCGGAAATTTCCTGAATAGTTAGTTACTACTATATGACCCTTATATTCTTTTAATACTGGAAGATTATATAGTATATATCTTTCATGGAGTTGTAGATCGCTTTCACTGCCTATGTGACCTATAGTACAATAATGGCTTTTATTTATTAGATTCTTTAGGTTCATTTTTCCAAAAACTATATATTCCTTTTTCTAATTCATAACTTGACCATACAAATCTATCTCTCATAGGTTGTTTTTTAGCCCACTCCCACATTTGAGTTAAACCTTCTTTCATTGAGGTTTTATATTCAAATCCTAACAAATCAACAGATTTTTGATATGTTGGAATTGAATGTTTAACCTCATGTCTTGGTTCTAAATGGACTACATTACCCTCCCCAATTACTTCTCTTAGGATTGTTGATGCTTCTTTTATAGATACTTCTTCAATACCCCCTAAATTAATAATTTCTTTACTAGCTTGAGGTCTAATAGCAGCATTCCATAAAGGTTCTAAGGAATCATCAATAAAACTAAAAGCTCTGGTTTGTTCACCATCACCAAAAATTGTCATATCCATCCCATTTAAATGTTGGTACATCCAAATACCTAATACATTCCTGTATTTATCCCAAATATTTTGTTTTATACCATAAACATTATGAGGTCTAATAATACACCAATCTAGTCCATGTTGATTACCAGCTATTTGGATGTCCATTTCACAACCATATTTAGCTACTCCATAAGGGTCAATAGGTGATTGTTGTTGGTCTTCATCAAATATTCCTCCATTACCATGCCCATATACTGCTAGAGTTGACGTGAATACCAGTCTTTTAACGTCGTGTTTTATACACTCGTTAACTATACGTGCTGTGGATTTTAAATTGTTATCATAGTTGTAACAACGGATAAATGGGGATAAACCCTCAGCAGCATAAGCTGCAAAATGAAATACATAATCAGGTTTATGGGTTTCAAAACAATTTTCAATAGGGTGTTCTGTAAGATCCATTTGCCAAAAATCAACTTTTGGGTTAATATTTTCTTCAAAACCACCACTTAAATCATCTAAACCTACTACTTTATATTCTGGTTTATTTTCAATGATCCAATCTGCTAATCTACTTCCAAGTAGTCCTGCTACTCCTGTTATTAATACTGTTTTTTTCATTTTAATAGTTTTATATAATTGCTCTTCCTTTCATATTTTCCCAATCACGACCTTCTCTAACTTCATTGTTCTTATCATCAACTGAATTTAATATTCTTGGTGATATATTTAAATCATGAGCTAATGAAATTAATGCTTGTAAGTCTTTTGGAAAACAATGTCCCCCATATCCAAAATCTCCATCAGGACCTGGTACTGCCCAATGAGATTTACCTAATCTTTCATCGTATGTAGCATATTCTATAACTTTATCATAATCAACATCTAATCCTTCACATATTTGATACATTTCATTTGCAAATGATACTTTAGTTGCTAGAAAACAATTAGTAACATACTTAACCATTTCGGCATAGGTTGAATCTGTTTTAACAATAGCTGCTTTAGGGAATACTTTAGCATATAGTTGTTTTAATTTAGTAGTAGCAGGTCTTGGTCCTCCTAATATGATTCTTGTTTGGTTATCAAAGTCATTAACAGCATTTGCTTCAGTTAAAAACTCAGGATTAAATATAATATTTAAACTATGAAATTGTTTATTCCATTTTGCTACTGTGCCTGGAGGTACTGTTGATTTGATTACTGCTATTTTAGCAACACCAAATTCAAATACACGTTTAATGGCTGCTTCAACTATATCTGTATGACAGCTACCATCTTGGTTCATTGGTGTTGGCAAACAAATAAATACTACTTCGTTATCTAATGTTTCTTGTTCACTACTATTACAATGAATCATGCCTTTAATATCATATGTTTTAACATCATAATACTTACTAAACTTTTGATAAATTGCATTACCAACAAAACCTTGACCTATTATTCCTATTTTCATATTAAAGGGTGTTATAATAATTATTTTGTTTTACTTGTCTTTCTATATCTTTTGGGTGGTATAAAGCAAATTCTTCAACTTCATTTAGGTTAGACCATGTATCATAACCTTCTAATACTTCATGTACTTTATTAACCCATTTAATTTTGGGATGATTTTTATAAATTCTCCATTGAAAATCAGGCCAATTAACCCAACCTAAAGCATTTACTCTCCAACCCCACTGTCTTTCATATTCTTCAGTTAAACCATGTACTGTGTTTACTCTTGGTACTCTGATTACTTCATTTTTAGGATTACTATCAATGATTTCTGGGAGGTATTCAATTAAAGTTTGATGTGGCATTTCATCAGCATCAATTTGAAATATAAAATCACCATCACATAAAGAAGTTAAATGGTTTTTCCAATCCGCAAAATGACCTTCAAATTCTTTTTTATGCCAAATAAATTCACCATTAACAGAATGAGATCGTAAATATTCTTCAACAGTATTAGTTCCGTTTTTAGAATCAAATAACACTACTACTTCATCTTTACTTCTTTTGTTTTCTAGAAGAAATGATATTAATCTTTGTATTTCTACAGCTTCATTACAAACTGTTATAGCGTAGCTTATTTTCATTTAGTATTTTAAATTTCTGATATAATATAATAATTGGTCTTTAGGTTTCCAACCTAAAATATCCTGTGTTGTTGTATCACTACATAAAGTTTTTCTGTAATTACCTGGTTGGTCTGTAATAAATTTAATAGGGCAACCTGTTTTTTGTTGAAAAGCTTCTGCTAATTCTTTAATAGAATAATTAACCCCAGTCCCTAATTCCCAAGCTTCAATTGATGATGGTCTTTGAAAATCAGCTTCACCGGTATAAAAATTAGATAAACCAATTCTATATAATCCATCTACAATATCATCCACATGGGTAAAATCTCTTTTTTGTTCCCCATCTCCAACAATCTCAATATGAGATTCCCTTGCTATTCTAGATCTCCAAATACCAATTACATTGCCATTTTTTTCATCTAATGCTTCACCAGGACCATACACATTGTAAAATCTACAAACCTCAATATTTACCCCAAATGATTCTTTATATAAATTACATACTCCCTCACCTAAGTATTTGTACATAGCATAAGGTGAAGTTGCTGGGTTATGATGTTTTGAAGATGAACCAGCATATACTACTTTTGCTCCTATATCAAGAGCAAATCTACATACAGTTTCAGTTCCTTCTACATTTACTTTAAATGTTTCTGTTGGGTTTTTAAAAGATGGTTGTACTCTAGATTGGGCAGCTAGGTGAAATATTAAATCATAATCTTTATCGATGTTATCTATAGTTGAAATGTCACCATGCCAATATTTACAACCATCAACTTCATTTTTAACTGTACCTGTAGAATAATTATCTAATGATTGAACTTCATGTCCTTCATCTAAAAGTCTCCATACTAAATTGTGACCAATGAAACCAGCTCCCCCTGTTACTAATATTTTCATTAATCCTCCGAGTTAAAAATTCCAATATAATCTAAAGCTTCTATATAATCTGTTTCTGGGAATTCCTTAACATTATCCATATCCATTCTCCACTCATAAAATTCCCCTTCCTTATTTGGGATTGGGTATTTTTCTTTTTCATCGTCCTTTACTGGTATAGCTAATACAGCTGCCCACTTCCAATTTTCAATACTTTTACCATTAGCAAATATCATTCCTTTTGTAGGCATATTAACTGTTGAAGGCATCCAAATTTTTCCATGTTCATCCTCACCCATTAATTCTTTATAAAGGTTTGGGAGTAATTCCATTTGCTCTTCAAAAAATTCAGTATCTTTTACTAATAAACTATTAGTAATAAAACCACAACCATAACATTGGTAATTTTTAATTTTTTCATTTACTTCTTGTACATAGCAAGCATCTGAGCCACATCTATCACACGTTTTTAAATCGTCCATTTTATTTTAATGTTGGTAGTTTTAAGTTAGGTAACCCAGATTTATTAATTTCTGGGAGTTTTAATTCTATTTGTGTTGGAACACTAATGTTGTCATCTAAAATCTCAATTAACAAAGATTTCATGGCTTCATAACTAAAGTTTTTCTTTAACCTACCAGCTAATGTTTTTGATTTTTGATTCCAAGTTTTATAATTTTTCTTAACATCCATTAAGAAGTGACCTAAATGTTGGTGATCTACATCAAACCATTGCGAACCTTCAATAAGTACATCTTTCTGTATTGATGATTCATCTAAGTTATTTAATTTACCCCCCATTAAAGGTGATAATTTTGGATTTAAAAAATCAATATGGCCTGACCAAGCTGTTGCTATTGTGGGTTTACCTGTTAAAGCAAACTCTAATAATGGTCTTCCAAACCCCTCACCTTTAGTAGCACTAATCATAGCTTTTACTTTTGGGTTGTGGTATAATTCATTAATTTCAGCATCTGATAGATCTCCATGAATTAAATAAATTGAAGGTAATCTGTCTGTTTTTGGGAGAGTATCTCTAATACTTTTCATTCTTTTAAGTATTTCTCTCCTATCCATATGTGATCCCTTCCCTATTGAGGTTTTTAAAATTAATGCAGGTGAATTTTTTTTATTTTTATATACTTCATAAAAAGCTTTAATTAATAAACCCACATTTTTTCTATCATGCCCTAAACTTCCTTGTAACCAATGACCAACAAATAAATAAGCAAATTTCTCAGGAATATCCTTAATATGATCATATAACTTTTTATTTGTGAATTCTTTAACAGGTTTATAAATTTCTAAATTAGCTCCCTCAAATAATACGCTTACTGGTGTAGTACATTTTAATGTACCTTTTTTACCTGTATTTTTATCTTGTACCTCAAATGAAGTATTTTCGAATACTTGTTTAGAATGGTTTGAGGATGTAAGTATCATATCCATTCTATTACACCCTTCAATCCATTGAGGGGCACATGCTGTAGTTTCGATACCTGCCGTTAAACCAATGTTATATGTGCCTACAGCTTGGAATTCATTGGGTACTGTTACTTGACACCAAATATCGGGTTTTGACGTTAGTTGAGGAGTAAGATATTCTCTCATAAAGTTCCATTCTGGAAAATCATCTAAAAATCCTTTTCTAGTATCTCCCCATCTTTGAGGGATAATTTTAACATCATATTTATCTGACTCAATTAATGCTTTCACAAAATCTCTACTTCGGGCTCCGTAACCTGAATAAGTATCAACTGGAGCGCTTATAACAAATGTATTCTTCATTTAATATTCTAATTTATGATTAAGTTTTCTTGATTTGTAATCTGTATCTTTCCAAAATGTGAAATTTTCTCTAGGCATCCAAGTTGAAAATAATTTTTCCATCCCATCAATAAATCTATTACCCATATGTTCAGCTGTAAATCCAGCTTCATCACTTAAAGCCCATTCTCTACCAGCATTACCTTGCGTAAATCTTTGTTCTTTAGGCATTTTGTATAATTCAATAATTCTATCTTTAGCATCTCTAAAATCACATCTACTATCCCAAATATAAGGTGTTGTTGGTGATCCTACCATACCTACTGCTTTTGGAAAAACAGGCAGTGCCCATATTCCATGTTCTTTATATGTACCAAATTGGTTTGATGGTATTTCTTTTGAATTAGTATACCAATTTCCATTTTCATCAACAAATCTCATTTGGTCTTGCATACCTCCAGTTACATTGGCAATAATAGGTGTTCCTGTAAGTAAAGATTCAGTTAATGCTAATCCCCAACCTTCAGCTGAAGATAATAATATAACCCCATCAGCCATATTATAAAGATAATTCATATGAGTATGGGGGAGTTTTTGATTTGAAATTACTACAGTTTCATCATCTTCACCCATTATATAACCTATTACTGCTGGTAGATCTGTTCCAGCATCACTTACAGGGTCTGTATGTAAAATAAATTGTACTTTTTCTTTTTCTTCTTTGGTTAATGTATCTACAAATAATTTCCAAGCTGTAATAGCGTCTGGTATAGATTTTCTTCTAATGTTTCTTGAATTAAAAAGTAAAATAAAGTCTTTTTCTACACCCTTAGTTAGTAAATTTTTAAACTTTATAAACTCCTCATCTTTTTCTACCATGGGGAAGAATTTTTTATTATCTAAACCATGGGGGATGTATTCAATAATTTTACCTTTAGCTTTATCTCCTAAAACAATTTTATTAATTGCTGTGGTTTGTTTTGAAATGCCAAATAAAGCATCACAAGATTCATAAAATTCCTCATTATATTGGGGAGCAGGCATATCATCCCAAATGTTAAGATAAGCAATTGGAATTTTAGTTCTAATTTCATCTTCCATTTGAAAAACCCATTGAAAATATCTTGGATCTGTAATTAAAAGAATTGCATCTGGTTTTTCTATTTTAATAACTTCCCTTAAAATATCACTAGTTCCGTAACCATCTACAGGATATAATTTACAATAAGTATCTTCAATTCCTTCTTGTTTATTAATATCTGCTGATATATCTTGAACTTTTCCTTTTTCAGGATGTTTAACTGATCCTGCTAGTTGGCACCAGTTATAACGATGAGAAGTTTTTGAAATAATTTCTCTACCAATCTGCGCAACACCTGAATGTACTCTAATATCATCAGTTAATAATAGAATTTTCTTTCTATCATCTTGTTTAATATAACCTTCTTTCATTTTTCTTTTAGTCTTTAATTTCTAAGTTAGTTTGATTATTAATTTTTTTTCTAAAATCTTCATCTGTAAGATATAAAAATATAGCTCGATCAGCAAGTTTTTGAAAACTAAATTTTCGTTTTACACATTCTATTTTAAAATTTTCAAATAAATTGCTTTTTACTTTTACACTCGTAAGTGTCATTTCTTTTGTTTGTGACATAATTATTATTTTTTAATATATTTGTCTATACATATATGCGGATTATAAAGATTTACCAACTGCACTACATAATTCTTTATTTTCTTTATAAGGACAAAATGTACAATTCCATTTACTTGGTTTTGCCATAAATGTAGTATCTTTATATGAGCCATCCAAATTAAATGCTCTATTTATAAAATCATCTAGGTTTTTGGTAGCTTTGTTTACTTTATTTCTACCAGAAGCAGGAACAAATGTTTGTATACGTTTTTGAGGATATTCACCATCTAAATAGACTTTTCTTCTAACAATAAAAAATTCAATCTCTATATTTTCAATTGGGATATTATACTGTTTGCTGAAAAAATACTTATAAAGAATTAATTGGAATTGTTTGGATTCATCCTTTTTGGTGTACTTATTCCAACCTTTTGTACTCGTTTTTATGTCGATTATTTTAAATGTATTCGTTGGTTCATGGTACATTACGATATCCAAATAACCCATGTATTTAACGCGGTTAAGACGTAAATTAGGCGCCATAACTATTGGTATCTCACAACCTACTAAATACCATCCTTTTTTACTAAAATAACCACCTTTTTTCTTTTTAAAGTTATCTAATATAGCTTTCCCATCTTCATAGAATTCCCTTAATTCCTCGGGTGTGCTAAAATGTTGGTTTTTATTTCTTTTATAGTCTTTAGCATAGCATTCTCTTAAGGTATCTTCAAATAATTCATTAATATCAATCCTATCTGCTTCTGCACCACTTTTGGCATACATTACATCTAAATAATGTTGTAAAACCTCATGTAGGGCTGTACCAAAAGTCATATGAATACTTTGTTCACTTATTTTATGACCATCTCTATATTGTAGAGACCATTTTTTAGGACATTGAGTAAACATTGATAATTGAGAATATGAGATATTTTTTTCAACACCAAAATTAACAGGTGTTGGGGGGTTTTCTCTTATATCTCTAACTATTACCGGTAATTTTTTTTTAGCCAAAACTATGTATTTTATTGACGTAAATATACGAAAATATTATTGAGTATCCTAATTATTTATACCAAACATTGTCGGGATGATACATTAAAAAGTCTGAGGATGTTGACGACTTATCGTCTTTTTCTAAATAACTATCTAATATTTTATATCCTAATCCTTCTAGATATTTAATTGAATTTCCTTCACCTAGAGGTTTACCCTGATCTTCTAACCATACTAAAGGTTTATCTCTTAATAATAATTCTTTAGCACCTTCAAAAGCTGAATATTCATGACCTTCAATATCAATTTTAATAAATTTGACAGGCTCTGGAAATTTAATGGTGTCTAAAGCTACAACAAAATTAGAGTAAGGTTTGGAAAAACAATTTCCATTCGGGTTTACTACCATTACGGATCCACAATTTTTAGAATATTCATTTCCAAAATAAACCATAGAGTTTCCACTTCCAACTCCTAAAGAAAAACTATGAACATTTTGAAGATTTTCAACATTTACTTTTAATAATTCATAATTAGGGGGATAAGGTTCAAAAGCCCATATTTTTAAATCAGGGAAGTGGTGGTTGAATTGTATACAATGTCCTCCAATATTAGCTCCTATGTCTAACATTAATCCTTCTTTTGGGAAATGTTGTTTCCATTTATTGAATACTTCATATTCCCAAAAATTGTTGTACTTAACAATTTCATCTGAGATGATTTCAGGTGATTCAAATACTACCATAGGACACCCTTTGATACTAACTAACCTTGTAAACCTAGCCATGTTATTTTTTCCATTTATCACGACCTACTAATAGACCAATTATACCATAATTAGCTATATCAATAAATGTATCTTCCATTCCTTCACCTTTTACAAAACTTCTTCCATTAACTAAAAGATTTTTTAAACGTGATATTTTATCTGTAAGTCTAATAGCTAAACCTGTTAATGAAAACTTTTTATCATCTTCATTATTTAATATATCACCACCTAGGGCAATGTTGTTTAAACCATAATCCATATGTTTACGAGCAAACATTTCATACATTTCTGCTTGAATTCTAATAAACTCATCAGATAGCTCAGGATACTCACTTTCAAATATCTCTATAGTATTTGTTGTTTCTGTAGTTATTTTCTGAGTATTGTGCCCACTAATTGTAGATTTCTCTGCAGACTTTTGGTCATAATATTTTTCTATTGTGCTCCCCATTATATTACTGTTTTGTTGTTAAAATAAATTTTTAAAGTATTAAGTCGATCATCAGCATCTACTAATTTTATAAGTGCTTCTTCAGCATTTTTATAAAAATCTTCTGTTGAATGGTCTCCGATACCTGTTGCTTTGTTTCCTAATAAATCTAGTGATAATAATGCTTTAGCTCTATCAGCTTCAGCTGATGTTTTAAGCATATTAAATAGTTCTGTTGTCATATTTTAAATAATTTAGTTATTTCCTTTTTTTCTATTCCTATAGATTTAAGGATATTTTTAACTTCATCCTTACCTATAACGTCAATATAGTCATCTGCTTCGTGGGACCCACATTCAAAGTAATTAGCTATTATTTCTACTAATTCTTTATTTTTTCCTTTAATGCTAGATTTAATGTATTTATTCCATACTTTTTTTCTAGGAATCATATTACAATAAAAATTGTAAATTCCTATTTTATCTGTTGGTAAAAATCTTTGGGCCATATTAGATATTTCTATATTACCCTTCCCCATAGACATAAACCTATGAACCATGTAAGAATTCCAGCTATCCCAATCCTCAGATGAGAATTGAGATGCTGGTGTTTTCTTAACGGTTATTTCATCTAGCCAATCCCAAAGTTTCATTAGGCAAGTGTATAATCTTTATACTCTTCTCTAAGTTCAGCTGGTACTGTTGATTCAAGTATTTTACCTGTTGAAGGGTCAAAAAATACTGGAATGGGCATTAATGCATCTTCATCAGCACCTACTACAAATTTGGATACTTTACGAAGTAATACTCCCTGTTGAAAAACTACTCCACCTTCTGGAGTTTTGATAATTGTAGTGTTTTTAACGTCTACATTCATTTGTTGTTGTTGTTCTGCCATTTTACTTTTTTTTATTATTACTATTTTTTTTAAAATCTATTATAAATCCAATCGCTACTAAAACATTTAAACCTACACTAGCGATTATTTCATGTAAGTCTTGATATGTGTTTAAAGATAAATGAACGTGTCCAATCATCCAAAAGGGAATAGCCATTTGTTGGCTATACCAAATAAGAGCAAATTCAATAAATCTTTTCATTATTTTTTAATCTACACTCAGGACTCCAATAAGTTTTAATATCCTTATCAAAATATGATTCAGCATTTTTTATAGGTCCTTTAATTTTTATAGGGGTTGTTGTTATGTCAAAGTTTTCATTTAATAGTTTATAAGTTAAAGGATTAATATTTTTATTTAGGATTCTAGGGTTGTTAAAAAAGGAATATATACCATTTTTTTTAAGAATTTTATTAACATAACCATCAAATAAAAATTGATCTTCATGCCAAGTATCAAAATAAATACCATCAAATTTTGGTAAATCTTCTAGTACTTCCTGCCAAGGTTTAAAAATAACATTTACATTTGGTTTTTCTAACCATCCATCTTTTACTATTTTATTATAAACATCAGGGTGGGATTCTATAATCCAATGTGATTTGGGATTGTAAGACTGAATGTAATTATCAATTATACCTAACCCAAACCCCACATTAAGAATATCACCGCCATTTTTACAAATAACACCAGCATCATGTTTCATAATATCCCTTTCCCATTCCATCATAACAGGTAAACCTTTACTATTTAGTAAATTTCCTTGTTTTGTGTATGTAAGTTTTTCGTTATGGTATTCTTTGTTAGGGTACATTACAAACTAATTAATTGGTTTATTAAGGCCATACAATTGATTTCTTTATCAATTCTAAAATTAGATTGATATGAATATTCATTGATGTAATAAGCTACCATCCCTTCTTTACCAGGAGCAAATTCACCTGCATTAGTATAAAGATAACGATATAATTCTTCAAAATCTTGAATGTTAGCATCTGCAATAATTTGTCTAATACCTTTCCATGATTTTTTACCTGATAATTCACTAACTACTTCAGACATATAATTAGATGATACTAATATAGATTTATCAATCTTTAATTTATTATCTTGAGTTGATAACTGAATAGTATTTAAACATTTACGTAAATCTGGATAGAATTGATTAACTATTATTGCTAAATCATTTACGGTCTGATATTTAATATTTTCTTTTTCAGTAATTTTTTGTAAATGTCTAACAACATCTACTTTACTAGGTGGTACAATTTTTAGGGTTTGACACCTTGATTGTAAAGGATCAATAATACGTTCTACATAATTACAAGTTAAAATAAACCTAGTAGTACGCGAAAACGTTTCAATGACATTACGTAAAGAAGCCTGCGCCTGTATAGTAAGAAAATCAGCTTCATCCAAAATAACCACCTTAAGCGGTTTAAAACTAGCTGATGACGCAAACCCTGATACTTTATCTCTAATCGTTTCAATACCACGTTCATCTGAGGCATTAATATAAAGATGCTCACAATCAAGATTTTTAACAATAAGTTTAGCAAGAGTTGTTTTTCCTGTTCCTGCAGGTCCGTAAAAAATTAAATTTTGAATATCATTTTGTCCTAGATATTGTTTAATACTTTTTTTAATATGTTCATTCCCAACATAATTTTCTAAATTAATGGGACGATACTTTTCTACTAATAAACTATGATTCTTATTCATACGTGAATATAATAACTTTTATTTAAAAAACCAAATTTAAACTCCCTGTCTAAATTCTCCATACATTCCATAGACTTTTGGTGCTTCTTTCTTAACCTCAATTTCTGAAGATTGGATAGCGTATAATTTACTATTCATGGGGTCTAGTCTAAAAGCTCCATTAAAGTTTGTTTGATGGAAAAATGCTTCTAAAGCATCTGTTAAAGTATTAAAAACTTCTTTAGTTGGATCACCAACTAGAGACCACCTGTCTCCAGGCGGTACTCTAGTGGCAATCAACTCATTGTGTTCAACAACTTTCTTTTCCATAGTTTAAAATTGTCCGTTTCCATCTGGAGTTGGAGATTTCTGCTCAGCATGATCAACAACTACACATTCAGTTAATAGAATAGTACCTGCAACTGATGCTGCGTTTTGTAGTGCTGTGATTGTAACTTTAGAAGGATCAATAATACCTGCTTCTTCCATATTTACAACCTCATCAGTTTTAACATTATAACCTGCCCAATATCCATCACCAGACTCAACTAATTTATTAGCAATAATTTCTCCTTCTGTTTTACTCTTTCCAGCGTTAACTAAAATTTGTGTAAACGGTTTTCTGCATGCTTCTTTTACAATTTTTTCACCTATGTTGTTACCATTTAAACCATTAGAAGCGTATAATAGTGTTGATCCTCCACCTGGTACTACCCCAGCTTCTAATGCTGCTTTAGTAGCATGGAGTGCATCATCAACCCTATCTTTCTTTTCTCTTGCTTCAGTTTCTGTAAATCCACCTACATGAATAATAGATACTCCACCTACCATCTTTGCTAAACGGTTTTGTAAATGTTCAACAATGTAAGGTGTGTCCTCTTTATCAATTTGAGATTGAAGTTCAGATACTCTAGCTTCAATATCCTCAGCAGTTCCTTTACCATCTACAATTGTTGTTTGTTCTTTTGAAATTGTAACTGTACGAGCTTCACCAAACCAATCATATGAAAATTTATCGAGTTTCATACCTTTATCCTTATCAAATACAGTACCTCCAGTTAACACAGCAATGTCTTCTAATGTTAATTTTTTTCTTTCTCCAAAATCTGGGGCTTTAATAGCACATACTTTAAGTATTCCTCTTGCTTTGTTAACAATTAGCGTAGCTAATGCTTCACCATCAATATCATCAGTAATAAGAAGTAATGATCTATTTTGATTAGAAACACTTTCTAAAATAGGAAGTAATTCTTTTACTTGTGTAAATTTATGATCAGCAATTAAAATGAATGGGTTGTCTAATGTACAACTCATATCCGAATTATTTGTAACAAAGAAATGGGATTTGTAACCTCTATCAAACTGCATTCCTTCTACAGTTTCGAGATAAGTATCTCCAGATTTAGATTCTTCAATATGAACTACTCCATCCTGTCCTACTTTTTCAATTGCTGTTGCTATAAGTTTTCCAATTTCAATATCATTATTTGCTGAAATAGTTGCGATTTGTTGGAGTTGTTCTTCACTTGAAATTTCTTTACTAATGTAATTTTGAACAACAGAAACAACTTCTTTAACTGCGGTTTCAATTTCTCTTTTAATCTCAACAGCATTTTCACCATTATTAAGAGATGATAAACCTGCTTTAACCAGTTCACGCGCTAGTAAAGTTGAGGTAGTTGTACCATCCCCAGCTTTATCTGCTGTTTTTATAGCTGCAGTTTTAACCATTTGTGCTCCTAAATTTGGAATTAATCCATCTACTGTGATGTTTCTAGCTACTGTCACACCATCTTTAGTATGTGTTGGAGGTGAAACAGCTCCATAACCCTGATTGTCAATTAATACATTCCTACCATTAGGTCCTAAAGTACAGACAACAGCATCTGCTAATATATCAATACCTTCCATTAATTCAGCCCTTGCTTCAGGGCCAAATTTGATTTCTTTTTTATAATCCATTCCCATTTTTTAATATTTATTTGTTAATTTTTGCTAAAATTTGATTTTCTGGTCCAACCCAATATTCTTCACCATCATATGGTAATTTAGTAAAACCTTGTGTAGGTAATACTACAACATCCCCTACTTTAGTAATTGTTGGATTAAATTTCCCCATCAATGTATTTTGACCTGGTCCTACAGCTATGACTTCTCCTGTTTGGTTTTTATCATTCCCCATATCGGGCACAATAATATTACCATGCTGTGTTTCTTCTGCTTCTATTGGTTTTACAATAACAGCATTAAATAGTGCTTCTAATTTCATTATAATTGTTTTAGTGTTAAAATTTCTGTAATTTCATTTTGTAACTGTTCCCAACGTTCAATATAATCTTTGATACTTGTATACTCTTCTGTTTCATTATGAAGTTTTTCTTTCATAACTTTTTTCAAAGCATTACCAAAGCTAGAATAGTGAGCTACAGGCTTTTCATAATCTTTACCTTCACTACCTTTTTCTAAATATTTTTCTTGTGGAGTTACTACTTCATATACTGTGTAGCAGTGTGAATCTTTGCCTATATAATAGGGCTTCATCCTTGGATCTGTAATTTTTGACATATAACTATTTTTTATTTATAACGTGAATATACGAAGGGAATCAATATAAACCAACCTAAAGGCGCATTTAGGTTACTTGATTTTAATTGCTTTTGGTTTTGCTTCTTTTGAAAGTGGGATATCAATTTTTAATAATCCATCTTCCATTTCAGCATTTATTTTTGTTAAGTCAAATTTAGGAGCAATTTTATATCCTAAACTAAATGACTTTCTAGATAAACCATGGTAAATATACCCTGATAGATCTTTTGGTTCCTCATCTTTTGGTTTATCATAAGAAATACGTAAAACATCAGATTCAATCTCAATGTTAATATCTTCTTTAGTAAGACCAGTACACGCAATCTCGAAGTAAATGCCTTCTTGATCGTAGTAGATGTCTAGAGGATGTGGTTGTTTGGAATTTAATGCAGGAGCATATTGCTCATCTGCTTTGAAAAAATTTCGATATAAAATATCGAATGGGGTGTGTTCATAAAATAATGTACTCATATCATTTGGTTTTGTGGTGTCTTTCGATCACCGATTAATAAAATAAAACGTGCGCCCTTAGGTCAATTTATTATACATATGTTAAAATTCAGTTTCTGCTTTCCTTACCATAAAGTAATTTGAAGAAATATTATCTAAATTAAAATTTAATCTCATTAATCCCATACTGCTTAATAGTAATTGTCCACCATCCATATCTTTGTTAGCTTGTAGGATTGTTTTAAATGTGTCTGAATTAAATGGTAGTTTTATATCTGTTTCTTTTACATCCCCCAATACTTGATATGTGATTTTATTATTATGTCCTGATTCATCCCCAAATACAAATTCAACAACATTTTCACCATCTAAATTAGTTGTAGTTGTTACTAACATATTATCAATTTGTGCTAATGCACTTTTTGCTTTAATAATATTAACTACGTCTTCTTGAGTTAAATCTAGTTTAACAACCCACTCAGCTTCATTTACTTCACCAACTTTACCAATTAATAAAGGATCTGATAATGCATAGTTGAGATTAAAATTGAGATCTGATATTTTTAGTTTTGTATAAATTGCATTTCTTTTTTCTAATTCTAAAAGTAAATCTCCATTACAAATACTAATTAAACTATTTAATTTTTTAGTATCGTAAATTGCTAATTTACTATCTTCTAATTCAAAGTCTTTACAAGTTACTTTACCAATAACATCTTTAGTAGGTGTCATAAAATCAATACTAAGTGAGTTATTTTCAATAACCCATTTTACGGATTCATTTGTTCCTAGATAATATTTATCTATTATACTTTGTACAGTTAATTTATTTATCATATTTAAAATTTAAAAAACATTTCTTTATAAGGGTTTAAATTTAAAGTCCACCCTAAATCATTATAAAATCCTTCTAGTTTATTAAGCAGTATTGATTCGAAAATCTTTTTCCTATCTGCATTTTGCTCAATAAACATACGAATTTTTTCTGGCAAATCCCACTCTAAAAAGGCAATTGCGTCAATTTGGTATGGGTTTGGTTTTAAGTAAATCCATTTAATTTTATCACCTTGAGCAATTTGACGGTGGGTTTTGTTTAACCCCCAAAAATTAAGTAAATCATTATATCTTATAACTGCCCTTACAGCTGCTGGAGCTCCTTTAGCTACTACTGTAAACATTTCTCCTGCCCTTGCTTTTCGTTCAGTATATTTATTTAATGTTTTTACTGATGTTGGGTTACCTAATTCTGTAAGAGGAATTGTACCATCTAATATTTGAGTTTTGAATTTTTTTAACCTTTTATCTATCTCTTCTTGTTGTTCTCCTTTCAAAACATCAACTAAGGTCTTGTGAAAAAATTTACCCAATACTGGAGGGAAATTTGCTTTTTTAAATTCAAGACCTTTTACATCAAGTGATTCTTTTACAATTCCTTCTTGTTTAGTAATCCACTGAGCGTATCTTCTTGTAGCTCTAAAATAAGCTGATCTGATCACACATTCAGTTTTCATTTCAAGTCTATGTTTACCTTTAGCATTAAAACAATCTGATGCTAGATCACTATAGGAGTCAGTAATAATATCTTGGTATTTTAAAGCTGCTTCTTCTAAAACATCATCTTTTTCTTCACTTGACATTCCTTCAAAGTTGGGGTATAAATGTCTAAGTAATGGTTCTGCATGTATGTAGATTGAATCGGTATCAGAGTATGCAACATAATTTGTATCTTCAGGATCACAAATCCACCAAGGAGTATCTTCTAAATGCTTCATAATTTTATTTCATTTTTCATTACTTTATTCATATGTCTATTAGCTGCTAGTGCAGATTCCTGTATAATTCGTTGTCCACTAAGCGTTATAGCTTCAGATAATATAACATTCCCATAACGGAATGACCCTAAAGCCGTAGCACCATATAATGAATTAAGTAAAATCTTCATAGTATATTGTTTCATATGAAAACCAGCACCTGCCTCTTTATCCCCGGCTTTATATGCTTTTTTCATTTTGTTTTTATATAAAACCCTCTCATCAAACCATTTCTTTAATATGGTTGATAGTACTGATTCACGATTTGTGTTAAATAATACCCCATTAGCTGATACTGATAGTTCATTTTGTTCTATCATAGAAATTAGTCGACCAACATTAACTTTTGTTCTACTTCTTTTAATATTCTCTACTATAAATTCTTCTTCAGGATCCCTACGTTTTAAATCATTTAACCCTAAACGATTATTTCTGTCATCAGCATCTATAATCCTACCAACCATAGTTTCTTTACCAATATTAATAGTCATTATAATTGAAGGGTATAGTGAAGTTAAATCCTCATCAAATACATAATTGTAAATACCAGCCTTAGGGCAGAATAAATAACCACCAGCATAATTCTTTTTAGATAGGGGATTACGATCTTTAGCAGGTGGGACTATTTTTTTACTTAGTAAGTAAGCTGAAATTGCTCCATCTTGGGTTTTTGTATTAGCATAAACTTCACTATAATTATGTTTACCTTTATGAGCTAAGTTTTTTACTAATGATAAATATTCTAATTTTTCATCTAATACTTTTAATATTTCAACATCTCGAAAGTTATATTGAATAAATTTAAGTGGATCATCTTCAAATAATTTATCTAAATTCCCATCATATTCAATTTTATTTAAACCTGCATATTTTTCACCAATAACATCTAATTTAAAAGATGGCTCATCTTTCCAACTAAACTTTTTATGTAGTCTCATATAATCTAAAGATTCAACTCCTGCAATTTGGATATATTGATCCTTAAACCAAGGGGTTTCTCGAACATAACCTATTGGGGATAAATAACGTGCTACATCTTGTCCTAATACATTACACATTCTATAATACAAATAAGGAATATCAAAATAATCACTATTCCATCCTACCACAATATCAGGATCAATTTCTCTAAATCGTTCTAGAAATTTAAGTAATAACTCTTCTTCAGTAGCACAAGGTATAATTTCCTTTGTTTTAGCCTTTGTTCGTTTTAATTTAGATTTTGGGTCTAAAATTAAAATAGCCCATTCATCTACTTGTTTATCGTACCAAGCAATTGATGTTACTTTTTTAGGAGCTGATTTGATATAATCTTCAGTAAGAGCATCACCCATTTCTGTTTCAATATCAAAGAAAAATTCTTTTTGGGTAGTAGAAGGTTCATCATTTACTCCATACTTTTCAACTAAGAATTTTTGATATGGAGTCATATCATGGAAGTGAAGTTTAGAATTATCAGACTTCCAATTTGCTATTTTCTTTAAAGATTCTCCATTTAGACCTGTGTGAGTAGATTGATTATCATCACACTCGACATAAGCTTGATTAGTCCATTCAATTTTACTATAACCTGTATCTTCCCAGAGGTGAATCAAAAATTGATTTCCTTTTTTTCGTTGTGCAAAACATTTTTTATACATCTATAACCTATTTAGACGTAAATATAATGAGGGCTTAACCCGTCTCCAAGTTAAGCCCTAATTATTTTAAAGAAATGTTATATTATGTGTTTGAAACTACTAAATATTCCATTACTATTTTAACATCACATTCTGCAGATAATACATTTCCAGATACTATAGTTTGGAACCATAAGTCTGAAGTATTAGCAAACCACAATGCTGATCCAGCAGCAAATGCAATTGCATTACCTCCTGCTTCTAAAGCATGTTTACTTGAAGTAGACGTGAATGAGTTAATTGTAATATCATTACCAGCACCATTTAATGCTGTTGAAGCTACAATTGAAACATCTGCTGATGCGTTACCAAATGCTACTGATAATATACCTGCAGCTCCTGCCGTTACATTTTCGGTAAAGAAAATACCTAAAGATGATACTAAAGATCCTGCTGGGATGAAGCTAGCTAGTTGAAAATTAGTTGTTGCTGCACCTACTGGGATAGTAATTGTAGCTGATGATTTTGCTCTTTGTACTTCGCCTAAGTAAGAAGCGATGTCGTTAAGTCTTCCTCCTACTACATCAGAGGGGTTTATCCCCGCTGTGTAATTGAAGCTTTGTGTAGCTCTTGCGCTAGACGTTGGTTGATTAAATGCCATAATTTTTGTTTTTTATTAATTAATAATTGTAAATTTGTATACGGTTATACATACCCACGCTTTAATAAAAAATTATGCTTTTTTAATTTCTTCTTCAGTAAAGAATTGTTTAAGATCAGGACGATAGTAATTAATATTTTTCATTACTTTTCGATCACGTGTTCTATAGACAATATAATAATCGCCAACTTTCTCATAGTGACACGGTTCCTTTTGTTCAATGGAGCGTTTTTCCACGGTCGCTTGTGCATCTTCTTCGCTTGAACAAGCTTTTGACATATTCGACCCTTGTACTTCTTGATATGCTGGCCATATCTTATCCTTAAGACCATGTAACATAGTTCCGTTACCAAACGAAACATAGGCAATGTCACATAAAGCATCAAGAACCTCAACAATATCACCTGCTTCACATGCAGCTTTATATTCTTCAAGTTCTTCAAGGATGAAATCATAAACAAACTGCCATTCTTTTTTTTCTGGGATTGTTGGTTCATAATTATTTGGTTTACCCATAGTAGAATTAAATTCCTCTACTTCATTTACAAATGGTACATTATTTTTACTCATAACTATTATTATTTAAATATTATGTCCTCCGTTGTTAATCTTCAGACTGTCAAAAAATTCTTTTCTTGCTAAATTATCATTATCTCTAAACACTCCTGATGCTTTGGTTGTAACCATAGCTGCTCCTTGATGTTTTACACCTCTACAACTCACACAATTATGAGTACCTACAATTGTAACAATTACCCCTTTATTACCTTCAGTAATTTTACATACTGCATTATGGATAGCCGATGTTAATTGTTCTTGAATAGCTCCTCTACGACCAAATAATTCAACGATTCTATTTAATTTAGATAATCCAATTACTTGACCACCTTCTCCTGCTATGTAACCAATATGAACTACTCCCCCAATTGTTTGATGGTGGTGTGAACACATTGAGGTAAGTGGAATATTTCTTTCAATAATAATTCCATCATAACCATCAGAGGGAAATGATGTAATAGGAGACATTGCAGTATATCTACCTGCCCATAAATCATTTACATATGCTTTAGCTACACGTCTTGGTGTTTCCATTGAGTTGGGATCATTCCTCCAATCGCATTTTAAAGCATCTAAAAATTGACCATATGCTTTTTCAGCATCATCAATCATTTTATCTTTATCTGATTGTTCTAGAGGGAATCCTTCTGCAACACCGTTTGCATAACCTACTTTTACTACTTCTAATTCTTCGTGAATCTTTCTTCGTTTGTTTTCCATTAATATAACTTTTTATTTGATTTAATATACGAATTAATTTGGGCAACTCCAAATTAAATTAAAATTATTGTGGGTCTGGAATTATCCATTCTGGTGTATTTAAAATTGATACTATTTCACTATATGAATATTCTTGTGATTTTGTAGTTAGAGATAATACTGATGAGGGGGTATCTCCCTCAAATTTGACAAATGTCTGGGTTAAATCAACTGATTTTCTTACTGTGTCAAT